CCTATGCAGACAATTTCTCCCTCTAACTTGATTGAGGACAATCGTGCACGGCGGTAATCGCGTTGGCTCAGGCCACCCCGAACGGCTTCAGACGCCTGATGGCCTAAAGGGCAAATATCAATCATCGCTAGAATTTGCAATGGCAGTTATCAACGATCCGGATGCGCCACTTGACGCAAAAATCCGTATCGCCATAGCGGCTATGCCATTCCAGCACGCAAAGCTGGCCGAGCAGCCTGCGACTAAAAAAACTGATGCCGAGAGCGCCGCTGATGCGGCTGCAAAGGGTCGCTTTGCTGCTCCAGCCGGTCCTAAACTGGCGGTGAACAATAGAACTACTGACTGGATGACAACTCTCCCCCGTTTGAATGGATAAAAAGATCGTTTGAATCAGTCTTTGACACAAAGAATGCCTGAGTGGACTACTGCTTGCGCGGATTGGCAGGAACGCATTGTTAACCGCCAATCTCTCGTGCCGTGCGCGCCTTTATTCCCCGCTGAGGCGGAGGCGGCACTCGACCAATTCCGGGCACTACGGCTTGTCGATGTCGCAGGATCGCCGACGGCGGGCGAAGCGTGCCGCCAGTGGGTGTTCGATTTTGTAGCTGCGATTTTTGGCGCTTATGATGAAGAACGTGGCCGGCGGCTTATTGGCGAGTTCTTTCTGCTTGTAAGTAAAAAGAACGGGAAGAGTTCGATCGCCGCCGGAATTATGCTTACAGCGCTGATTCGCAATTGGCGAATGTCGAACGAGTTCGTAATTCTGGCGCCGACAATTGAAATTGCCAATAATTCATTTTTTCCGGCGCGCGATATGGTGCGCGCCGACGATGAGTTGAATGATTTACTACATGTCCAAGATCATTATCGAACGATTACGCACCGGCAAACCAAGGCAACTCTAAAAGTAGTCGCCGCCGACTCCGAAACGGTCGGCGGCAAGAAAGCGGCGGGTATCCTGGTCGATGAGCTGTGGCTGTTCGGAAAACGCCCGAACGCTGAGAATATGTTGAGAGAAGCAACTGGTGGACGGGCGTCGCGGCCAGAGGGATTTACCATTTTTCTCTCTACACAGTCGGATGAGCCTCCGGCCGGTGTGTTCGCGCAGGCGCTCAGCGACTATCGGGATATCCGGGACGGCAAGCTCGTGGCGCCGCGGCGCATGGGCGTGCTCTACGAATATCCGCCCGACATGGCTGAAGCCGAGGCTTTTCGCGATTCGGCGACTTGGTATGTGACCAATCCGAATCTCGGCGCGTCGGTCGATGAGGAGTTTCTTCATGACGAGCGCGACAAAGCCGAACGCGCGGGACGCGCATCAATCGCCGGCTTCTGGGCCAAGCACCTTAATGTCGAAATCGGACTTGGGTTGCGATCGAACCGCTGGGCCGGTGCGGAATATTGGGCTCGCCGAGCCGATCCGTCGCTGACGTTTGATGCCTTGCTGGAGCGCTGCGAGGTCATTGTTATCGGGATAGACGGCGGCGGGCTTGATGACCTATTCGGCCTGTGCGTCCTGGGCCGTGACCGCGAAACGAAAGACTGGCTCGCATGGGCTCATGCGTGGTGCCACGTCGGCGTACTTGAGCGACGCAAATCGATCGCTGCACGCCTCCGGGATTTCGAGAAAGCTGGTGAATTAACGATCGTTGAAGACGAGCTGGATGATCTTAGCGAAATTGTCGCGATCGTCGAACGGGTGAAAGACTCGGGTGTGCTGGCTGAGGTGGGCGTTGATCCCGCCGGATTAGGTGAGCTGGTTGATGCTCTCGCGTCAATCGGTGTTACTGAGGACAACAAGCTGCTGGTCGGGGTTGGCCAAGGCTATCGCATGATGAATGCGATTAAGACCAGTGAGCGGCGACTCGCGAATGGCACGCTCCGGCACAGCGGCAGTTCGCTGATGGCGTGGTGCGTCGGCAATGTGAAGATCGAGCCGACAGCGACCGCGATCCGCGCAACGAAGCAGAATGCGGGCGACGCAAAGATCGACCCGTGGTGCGCGCTAATGGATGCCTGCGACCGCATGAGCTTTGCCCCGCAAGGCGCGGCTGATGTCGAGGCAATGGTCGCTTAACGAGACGCTGGGGAAGTTGACGGAAGGCCCGGTGGTGACGGGCTTTTCGGGCTGCAGACCCTATCCGTCGCGGCAAATTCTAGGCGCTTCCTTGCTAAATGCAAGCGCCTTCGCCTGACCTAAAGGCAAAACATGACGACAATTCGTAAAACTGCGGCCGGCAAGGTCGCGGGCAGCCTTAGTTACGTGCTGTCCGATGACACCGTTGACCGCATGGGCGATGTTATTGAAGCGGGTGGTTGGGACCTGAAGTGGTTCAAGCTCAATCCTATTGCTTTATTTAATCATAACCCAAACGCACCAATCGGGAAATGGAGAAACGTTCGAGTCGATGGCGGTAAGTTAATCGCTGAACTCGAACCGGCACAGCGCGGAACATCGCAGCGTGTCGATGAAATCATTAGTTTGATCGAGCAGAACATCCTTCGGGCAACTTCCGTTGGGTTCATGCCGATCGATTCTGAACCGTTAGACAAAAACAACCCTTATGGGGGTCAGCGGTTCAAAAAACAGCAACTCTTGGAGACGAGCATAGTGTCGGTGCCTGCAAATCCGGCGGCATTACAACTAGCAAAATCCCTGAGTATTTCCGAAGAAACCATGAACCTAGCCTTTGGCGAGCATGCCGAAACGAGGCGTAGGGACATGACTAAAGCAGGCGAGCATGCCGAAACGAAGACCGCGAATGGCAAACGCCCGAGTGGCAGCCTGACGCTACCGAAAGTTAATCAAGTGACAAATCGTTCAGAACGTATTCAAGACATTCAACAGGGCCTCGTCGAAAAGAACAATAAGCGTGACGCGATCGAATGCGCCGATACGCTTGATGTTGAGGCTCTGGAGCAAATCAATATCGATATCGAGACCGCGGAGCGTGCGTTGGCTGCTCTGACTGCTGCGGAAGCCAAGGTTGGTGCCCGTGCCGCAGGCGGGGGCGGAATGCTTATGACGACGAACGGCTCGTCTGAGAAACAGGCGGCGCCCGCCATTCATCGCCGGCCTCTGGGTTTTCCACAGAAGGAGGTGAGTCCTCTAGACTTGCTCGTCCGCTCGGCCATCGTCAATGGAACGGCCTGGTTTGGCAATAAATCGATCGAGCAAGCTCTTGAGGAGCGCTATCCGGGGCACGAGGCGACCGCCGCGGTTGTCCTCAAGGCCGATCAGACTCTCGGGACTACCAGCGGCTCGCATTGGGTAGATGACCTTCAGAGGTACAGCTACACGGCGCTTGTTGATGCGCTGCGTGGCCGTCGCATCTGGCCGGATCTGGTTGATGGCAGTATGTCGCTGTCGTTTGATGCGAGCGGAACCGCCTACATCCCCAGCCTAACTGCTGGCGGGGCGAATGGTGGGTTCTTCAGTGAGGGTTCGCCGATGCGTGTCGGTCGAATCACCACGGCATCGACAACGATGACTCCGCGCAAGATGGGCGTCATCATTCCTTTCTCGCGGGAAGCGGCGAAGCGCAGCACCCCGGCTCTTGAGCCGCTGGTGCGTCGCGCCATCATCGATGATACCGGCAAGGTGCTCGACCAGGCCGTAATCGATGCCACTGCTGGCGATGCCGTGAGGCCGGCGGGATTGCTTAACGGCGTCTCGGCAACGGCCTCGGGCTTCGGCGGCGGTGATTACCAGGCGGTGATCGAGGACATCAACGCGCTCATGGCGCCGTTCGATAGTGCCGATGCGTCCGACGGATCGATCGCGCTTATCATGCACCCGGCGCAGGCGCGCAGGCTTGCCATGATGCCGGGGCCTGATGGCATGTTCGGCTGGGCCGATCGGTTCATGACGGAGTTCAAGGTTCTCCGCTCGACCTACGCCACGGCGAATCGTCTGATCGCGATCCGGCTGAATGATCTCATTACTGTTGCGGGCACTCCGGATTTCGAGGTCAGCAATAGTGCGGTCGTCCATATGGAGGACACCACTCCACTTGAGATTGTATCAGGGACGGGTCCCACAACCGCAGATCCTGTACGCTCCTTTTGGCAGACGGATTCGATGGGCGTCCGCATGGTTATGGACGTAAGCTGGAAGTTAGCAAGATCGGGCATGGTCCGATGGATTGATGGTACTACATGGTAAATATGTAGTAATAATTGCTACGTTATAGTGGTATGATATAAAGATCGAGCCGGGTCGCTGTTTCAGCAGCTTCCCGGCTCTGACCGAAACCGAACCGTGATGGAGTTCGATCGTGGCTAATGATATTATATTGCGCGCCGATGCGCGCGATCAAGGGTTAAAGCGTTATTACACTGGAGTTCAGTGTCTTCATCATCATCTATCTGAAAGATTCGTCCGAGACGGTGGGTGCGTAGCTTGCATTTACAAAAAGAATGCAAATTGGGAAAAGCGCAATCCAGACAAGAGGCGAGCCTTACATGCGAGATGGGTCGAAGAAAACTTAGAATATGTTAAGACGAAACAGAAAGAATATCACGCCCAGTGGTACAAGAATAATCGTGATATAAAACTTTCAAAGAATGCTGAATATCTTAAAGCAAATCCAGATGTATCTAGAAAGTTGTCCAAAAAGTGGAGAGACTCTCATATAGAAGAGTCTCGCAAGAGATGCCGAGAATGGGAAAAAGCAAATCCTGATAAGCGAAGTGAGATCAACAAGAGAAAATATAAAGCAAATCCAGAGCATTATCTTGCAAAGAATGCCAAATGGGCTAAGGAGAATCCAGAGAAAACCGCAGTTGTTCGCCGACGCCGCCGCGCCCGAGAAAAGGGAGCACCCGGCACCCACACCGCAGCCGAGGCCACCGCAATCCTAGTCGCGCAAAACTACCGCTGCGCATATTGCGATGCCGACTTACGGGTGGTGGAAAAACACCTAGATCACATTATCCCGCTATCGCGGGGCGGCTCGAATGATAAGTCCAACATCCAGTGGACGTGCAAGCCACGCAATTTGCAGAAATCTGATAAAGACCCCATAGAATACGCCCGCTCCATAGGTCTCCTGATATGACCACCCCCATCGAAATCACCGACACGATGATTGATGCGGGAGTCGCCGCCTATCTTGGGCAAGCTGTACATGACCAGTTTAGCTACTGGACCCCTCGGGAATTGATCGAAATCGTGCTGAGGGCAGGGTTGACAACGGTAAGTGATAAGCATCCTATTGAATAGGTCGGATCGATTAGCCAGAAGCGATGAGCGACAAAAGGGCGCCTCGGCGTGGCGCTCCGATAACCCCACGGAATCGCATCCCGGTTGGGATACGCATGACGCCGGAACTGCGCCGTAAACTCGTTGAGCGAGCGGGCGCGAACGGGCGAAGTCTTACACAAGAGATTGAGATTCTGCTTGAGAAGGCGCTGGCCGACGATCGGCTTGAAGCCAAGCTAGTAGAGATTCGAAATCTATTATCGTTCGTCTAACAAGCTACAAAACTAAACCCCTGTCCAGTCTAAACCTTCAGCGCAGGGCCTCTTTCCCTGCGCCCTTTGCCATGTCCGCTCTACGCGGGGAGATGCCAATGTCGATTCGTCAAGTTACCTCAATTTCTCAGAATTCGACGGTTCGGCGATTTCCCGTCACTGTGACCGTCGATGCAGATGGCGATGGCATATCATACACGCCCAGGATTTCGGGAGTGTTGGTTTCGATCCGCTACGTCAAGACAAGTTATGACGATGGCGTTGATTTCGTGATTTCCGGAGAAACGTCTACACAGACGCTTTGGTCCGAGGAAGATGTGAATGCATCGGCGACGCGATATCCGCGTGGGCCGGATCATTCGACCGCTGGCGTCGGCGCGACATATGCAGCGCTTGGCGAGGCCGTCAACGATCTCATTGTCGTAGACAACGAGCGCGTAAAAATTGTCGTCGCAGAAGGTGGCGATACAAAAACGGGTACTTTTCATATCACTGTTGCCGGCTAAGGAGATATCACATGGCCGTTCGTAAGCATTCCATCACCGCGCTCACTAACGGCTCGGGCGATGTCACAGTATACAGCCCGTATATCACCGGGTTTGTCGAGTCCATCCAGTACGTCAAGACTGACTATACCGATGGCGTTGATTTCACGATTACCGCCGAAGCGACTACGGAAACGATCTGGACTGAGTCCAATGTCAATGCGGCGAAGGTCTGCCGTCCGCGGGCGGCGACGCATTCGACCGCAGGCGTTGCGGCGCTTTATGCGTCCGGTGGCACCGCGGTTAATGACCGGATCGGGTTGGGTCATGATCGCGTCAAGATCGTTGTTGGCTCCGGTGGCGCAGCGCATACCGGCGTGTTCGTGGTTACGGTGAGCGACTAAGCCATGACCGAGACGTGGTATCTCATGGAGGACGGCACGGTCGGCGACCCGCACGAGGTCGCCCCGGATAAAGATGGCGTCCTACGCCACAAGGATGGCCGCGCGGTCGCTATGGCCTCGCACGGTCCACGTTCGCGTGGCGTTGATGCTGATGCCGAGCGTGCGAAGGCTCGCGCCAAGGTCGCGCCCAAGCCGGCGGAAGCTGTCGAAAAGCCGGTTGCTCCAGAACCGCCGGAGCCAGCTACTCGACGCACCCGCGACATGAAGCCTGAAGAACCGGCGACACCTTACAAAACACGCTGATAGCAGAAGGAGGTCGAGACTATGAAATCAAAAAGTGACGATCTGTACCTGTTGATGGACGGCACCTACGCGAGCCCAGGCGATTGCTCGGATAAGGATGGTGTCTGGCAGCACAGCAGTGGCGTCAAGGTAGCGCTTACCGATGCAGGTGAGCCGATGACGCTGGCTCGTGTCACCGAGCACAACGTTGCCGCTAATGAAGCGGCTGCCGCTCCTGTAGAGAGCGAGCCGGTGGCGGAATCCGAGAAACCGGCTGTTGCTGAGAAACCGGCTCACGGCAATCTGGAGCAGGCGATGGTGCCGGAGTCTGATAAGCCTGAGAGCAAGCCGGAAGCTAAGGTCAAAGAGCCGAAGGCTTAATAAAGACCATGCCTCTCGTCGTCGCCATAATCGTGCTTCTATCTGTTGGCGGCGCCGCCTTCGTTATTGCCGGTGTGCATCTGCTCGCCGGCATGGCGTGGGCATTTATTGTACTCGGCCTCTTGCTGTTCGGTGTTGCCGTCTACCTCCGTTCGGGACTGACGCCGCATGGCTAATGCTCTCACGCTGCTCGCGAATGCGATTGCCCCGTCTCGGGTGAAATCTATCGAAGGCGAGTATCGCCCAGGCCCGTATTATATCGATGGACCTAATGGTGGCTGGTTGTCAGCACAGGCTGGCCGGTTTCTGAATTGGTGGCAGATGGGCTATTCGCCACAGTCTCGCGGCTGCGGCGGAGCGATGGTTGAGGCATGCGTCTCCGCATACTCACAAACCGTTGCTATGTGTCCTGGCGACCATTGGCGATTGCTTCCGAATGGCGGTCGCGAGCGCGTCACGACATCGGCGCTTTCACGAATTATACGGCGGCCGAACGATTACCAATCGATGTCGGATCTGTTGCTGAATTTGACTCGGCGACTCTATGAAAAGGGCGAGTGCTACGCTCTCGCGATTCGCGACGGCAGTTTCCAGATTAAGGAACTGCACTGGATGCGTGACGGCTGCCCGTATGTTGCCGAGGATGGATCTATATTCTATCAGCTTTGGGGAAATGAGGTCGCCGAGCGACGTTTCGATCTACATTATCCTATTCCTGCGCGCGACGTGCTTAATGTTAGGCTCCATACTCCGCGTCATCCATTAAAGGGCGCGAGTCCAATTCTGGCTGTTGCGCTCGAATTGGAGCTGTCTGGCGCGGCTATGTCTCAGCAGATTGCGTTCTACCTCAATCAGGCGAGACCGAGTTTTATCCTCGAAACTGATCAGGAACTTACGAAGGAACGGGCAAAGGACCTTCGCGACCGCTGGGATGCTCAGACTCAAGGAGACGGTGCTGGTGGCACTCCGATTTTGTCATGGGGTTTGAAGGCCAGGCCAGTCACGATCGGCGCTGGTGATGCGCGTCTCGCCGATATGTTGAAGCTGGCGAATGAAAGTGTTGCGCTCGCTTTTCGGATGCCATTGCAAATCCTTGGTATTGGAGGCACACCGTTCGCTTCTACCGAGGCGCTCATGTCCTCATGGCGGGCAATGGGGTTAGGGTTTGCGCTGAACCATATCGAAGAAGCCTTTGGACGGTTATTCGCTCTGGATGGCTATCCGGATGAATATATTGAGTTCGATACTAATGCTCTTTTGCGGTCTTCGTTTAAAGAGATGATTGATGCTTTGGTCGCAGGAACCCACCGCGTTTTTGCGCCGAATGAGGCACGTCGATTTGTAAATTTGCCCGATGTCGAGGGCGGCGACGAGGTTCGTGTGCAACAACAGGATGTGCCTCTCTCCTGGATTGCGCAGCAGCCGAAAGCCATTGCCCCGCCAACCGATGCCGGGGTCACAAATAATGAGGGGCGCGCTGCTGATGCCGAGTCTGTCGTTCGCCGCTTCCGATCAGCCCGCGACCGTGCTCACGCCGCTTGACGCGCTTGCCGCCGAGCTTGGCTCCGAAGCGGCGCGCATCGAGCGCGACTTGCGGCGTGATTTCGCAGTCGGCATGGCTGAAATACGACAGGAATTGGAGGCTGTGCAGCGGCGCGGCGCTGAAATGGAGCTGCGCGCCGCCAATGCCGAACGGGCACTGGCCGATGCTGTGCGCGAGCGGCTGGCGGCGGTGCGAAACGGCGAGAGCGTTACGATCGAGGATGTGCGGCCGTTGGTCGAGACCGAGGTCGCCAAGCAAGTTAATGCGATGCCGAAGTCGCCGGATGCGGAAGCGATTTCGACGATAGTCTCGATACAGATCGAGGCCAGTCTATCGGATATAGCCGAAAGAGCATCAGCGCTGGTCGAGCGCCCTGAGTTGCCGATGTT